ATGCTATGCTGAAGTTGGTGGTGTTATTGTTGATGGAGCATTAGACGGTGCTAAAGTAACTTCGGCAATGCTAGGCGCTTACTTAGATGCTAAGAGTAAAGTTATGAACCATGACTATGCTACAGCACAGAATGCGAATCAATTGTTTGTACAAGAACATACTGCGGCTATGAATAACTTAGTTGCGGCTGTTGATATACTTGGTGATGCTACATCTGTATTAATGACTGCTACATCCGTTGCTGACACTGCTGCAGAAGCAGATACGAAGCCAGAACAGGTTGCATTACAAGAGATGATGGCTACAGATGAATATAGCCTTGACGCTTCTGAAGTTGACGACTATAATAACGCACTTGATGCAGTAGCAGAGTACGCTCAACAAGCAGGTGCTTTCATGGCTGCAGCTAACAACACGGAGTTGACTACAAGTATAGATAATTATACGGCGGCTAATAATATAATGGTTGGGACATATACAGCTATTACATATACACAAGCAGTTGACGAGTTTGTTATATCTTGGGATGATTCAGGGTACGGCACTGGTTGGAATGGTTATCTTACAGACGATATGAAAGATGCAGACGATGTATATGGCGCAGGAGCTTACATCATGCAACACGGGTCAGCTTCCTCTAACATGTAGGAAATATTATGATAGAAGATGCAGAAGTTAAAGTTGGTGGGTTTACTTTTAAAGGGTGGTACATAGCTGCTGCCCTGCCAATACTAGGATCTCTTAGTGGCGGTATATATTACGGATATGACACACTACAAAGGTTCTATGCTGTAGAATCAGGTATTGAGACAGTAGTAGAAGCTTCAGGTAAGTTTAACTCTAAGTCTAACGAACTAAGTACACGCATTCAAACAGTTGAATCTAGTCTGAATGTAGATATACAAAGTGTACACGCAGACTTAACAGTTAAATCACAGGATATGGAAGCTGATCTTAGCTCTCGTATTCAAGCAATAGAACAGGCGGTAGCAGACAATGACGTTAGAGGTCTTAACACAAGGTTGTCAACGATTAGCACACAGATGCAAACAATCTTGGAGCAACAGAAAGAGTTGCTTGACTTACGTAGTCAAGTTGAGAGATCTACTGGGATCACTGATAGTCTGGGTGATAAGCTTAACGAATACCAAACTGAAATAGATGATATATGGAAAGCATATGATTCTCTTGTGGACAACCCACTATAAGGAAAGCCAATGGCACGTAATTTAACCCCAAACCAACAAAAGTTTCTAGAGGTCTTGTTTGACGAGGCAGGTGGAGACGTGGTTTCAGCAAAAAAGATAGCAGGATACAGTGAAAATACACCTACGAGACTTATTGTCGAATCTCTCAAAGATGAAATTGCCGAAGCTACCAGAACGTACTTCTCTAGGACTGCGCCAAAAGCTGCAATGGCTATGGTCAATGCTTTGTCTGATCCTACGGAGCTTGGTATCAAAGATAAAATGGCTGCTGCAAAAGATTTACTTGATCGTGCAGGGCTTGGTAAAGTGGAAAAAGTAGATGTATCATCTTCTGGTGGGGGTATATTCTACCTTCCACCTAAAGAGGGTAAGAACGAGTAGCCTTGTCTGAATATGATTATGACAGGGACTTCGGTTTCTGGGAGTTACCTAAACCTAAAAAGAATGATAAGGTTTGGCATCCAGTAGTTAGAGTAGCGGCTCGTGTTGTACCATTTGGTTATGAGATTGATCCAGACAACGAAAAACTGTTTCAACCTATACCACACGAACTTGAAGCATTAATACTTGCCAAGAAACACTTAAGGCAGTATAGTTACAGGGAAGTAGCGAATTGGTTAACAACACAAACAGGTCGCTCTATCTCCCATGTAGGTCTAAAGAAGAGAATAGCCATTGAGCGAAGACGTAAAAAAGCAGCTAATATTAAACGCAAGCTTGCCAAAAGGCTCGAAGAAACCCTTGCGGAAATCGAAAAGCTCGAAAAAGGTGTCACAGGCTACTACACCACCAGAGAAGATACAGACTAGCCCAGCGCAGGTTAAAGCTGAACCATACAACATAGAAGAAGCTCAAGACGTTGTATTCAAGCCTAACCCTGGACCTCAGTCAGAGTTTCTATCTGCGTCAGAACGTGAAGTACTATATGGCGGCTCAGCAGGTGGAGGTAAGAGTTATGCCATGCTTGCAGACCCTCTTCATGGGTTAAATGACCCTAACTTTAGTGGACTACTTGTACGTCATACTACAGAAGAGCTAAGAGAGCTAATACAAAAGTCACAGGAGTTATACCCTCGTGCAATACCTGGGATTAAATGGTCTGAACGTAAATCTCAGTGGACTTCTCCTCAAGGTGGTAGACTGTGGATGTCTTATCTGGATAAAGATACCGATGTTACACGCTACCAAGGTCAGGCTTTTAACTGGATTGGATTCGACGAACTTACACAGTGGTCTAGTCCTTACGCTTGGGACTATATGAGATCACGTTTGAGATCTGCACACTCTGATAAGCTTGGTTTGTATATGCGTGGAACGACAAACCCAGGTGGTAGTGGACACTCTTGGGTTAAGAAGATGTTTATTGATCCTGCTCCTGCTAATAAGTCTTACTGGGCTACAAACTTAGAGACAGGGGAAACGATAAAATATCCTGCAGGACACAGTAAAGCAGGTCAACCTTTGTTTAAGAGACGCTTTATTCCTGCTAGTCTGTTTGACAATCCATACTTAGCTGAGAGTGGTGACTACGAAGCGATGCTTCTCTCATTACCTGAGCATCAGAGAAAGCAGTTACTAGAAGGTAATTGGGACGTAAACGAAGGTGCAGCCTTCCCTGAGTTTAATAGAGCTATACACGTTGTTGACGATTTCCAAATCCCTTCTAGCTGGACAAAATTTCGAGCTTGTGACTACGGTTATGGTAGCTACACGGGAGTTATTTGGTTCGCTGTTGCCCCTGATGAACAACTCATTGTCTACAGGGAACTCTATTGTTCTAAAGTTACAGCTTCTGATTTAGCTGATATGGTAATGGATGCAGAGTCTGGCGATGGTACAATACGTTATGGAGTATTAGACTCATCGCTCTGGCACAACAGAGGTGATACAGGTCCATCTTTAGCAGAGCAAATGAACCAGAAGGGTTGTAGATGGAGGCCATCAGATAGGTCAAGAGGTTCTCGTGTTTCAGGTAAGAACGAAATACACAGAAGGTTACAGGTAGATGAGTTTACAGAAAAGCCAAGAATTGTGTTTATGGCTTCATGTACAAACACAATAACACAATTACCTGCACTGCCTTTGGATAAGCGTAACCCAGAGGATGTAGATACTCACGCAGAAGACCACCTATACGATGCATTACGTTATGGAATCATGACAAGACCTCGTAGCTCTATATGGGACTTTGACCCAGCAAAACAACGAAGTGGCTTTCAAGCTGCAGATAACAAGTTTGGATACTAAATATGGATGAACTATCTTACGAAACAGATGAAGTAACAGCAGCTCAGGATGGCAAAGAGAGTATCTTTGATTCTAAGCCTGATGTAGTAGCTTTCGTAGAGGAACGGTTTAGTCGTTCTGAAGATGCAAGACAAGGCGATGAAGAGCGTTGGTTAAGAGCCTATCGTAACTACAGAGGTTTATACAGCCCTGACGTACAATTTACAGACACAGAAAAGTCTCGTGTGTTTGTTAAGGTTACAAAGACTAAAACTCTAGCGGCATACGGTCAGATAGTTGACGTATTATTTGGCAACAACAAGTTTCCACTTACAGTAGATCCATCTGTTTTACCTGATGGTGTTGCAGAGTCTGTACATATAGACATGAATCCAAATGCTAATCAAGCAGGAGATGCTTTACGATCTGTTACTCAGGAAAAGCCTTCTACGCCTTATTTAATAGATGGAGACACAAAGTTAAAACCTGGAGAAACTCTTAGTGATTTAAGAAGCAGACTAGGGCCTCTAAAAGATAAACTTGAAAGTGTGTCTGATAAAATAGTAGAAGGCGATGGTACTACGCCTAGCACTGTTACTTTTCATCCTGCATTAGTAGCCGCTAAGAAGATGGAAAAAAAGATACATGATCAACTTGTAGAGTCAGGCGCATCTATACACTTAAGATCTATGGCCTTTGAACAGTCCTTACTTGGTACTGGTGTAATGAAAGGTCCATTCGCTGTAGATAAAGAGTATGCTAACTGGAATGAGCAAGGTGAGTATGACCCTCTTGTTAAGACTGTTCCTGAGTGTAATCATGTAAGTGTTTGGAACTTCTATCCAGATCCTGAAGCCTCTAGTATGGAAGATGCTGAGTATGTTGTAGAAAGACATAAGATGTCTCGTACACAGTTGCGTCAACTTAAGACACGTCCTTACTTTATGAAGGATGCTATACAGGAATCTATACGTAAGGGTGCTGATTACGTACAGAAACACTGGGAAATGGCAATGCAAGACGATGAAACCCAAGCTGATACAGAGCGTTGGGAAGTATTAGAGTTTTGGGGTTTCGTTGATGTAGAGCATTTAGAAGATAACGGTGTAAATATTCCTAGTGAATATAAAGACTTAGATGAATTAAACTGTAATATCTGGGTTTGTAACGGTGAAGTATTACGTTTCGTACTTAATCCATTCAAGCCTACAAACATTCCGTATTATGCTGTGCCTTTTGAACATAACCCATACAGCTTCTTTGGTATAGGCATTGCTGAGAATATGGATGATACACAGACACTGATGAATGGCTTTATGCGTATGGCTATTGACAATGCTGCATTATCTGGTAATCTTATCATTGAGATAGACGAAACTAACTTAGTACCTGGTCAAGACATGTCTGTGTACCCTGGAAAAACGTTTAGAAGACAGGGCGGCGCACCAGGACAGGCTATCTTCGGCACAAAGTTCCCTAACGTAGCACAAGAAAACATGCAGTTATTTGATAAAGCTAGAGTTTTAGCAGATGAAAGTACTGGCTTTCCAAGTTTTGCGCATGGTCAAACAGGAGTATCAGGCGTTGGGCGTACTGCAAGTGGTATATCTATGCTTATGTCTGCTGCTAATGGTTCTATACGTACAGTAGTTAAGAACGTAGACGATTATCTTATAAGACCGTTAGGTAAAGCTTTCTTTGCATTCAACATGCAGTTTGACTTTGATGAGTCTATTCGAGGTGATTTAGAAGTAAGAGCATCAGGTACAGAGAGCCTAATGGCTAACGAAGTAAGATCCCAGCGCTTAATGCAGTTCTTACAGGTAGCACAAAACCCAACACTAGCACCATTTGCTAAGATGGATTATGTAATACGTGAAATTGCTAAGTCTATGGATCTTGATCCTGATAAGGTAACTAACTCAATGGCAGATGCAGCAATACAAGCAGAGATACTAAAAGGCTTCCAAGCCCCAACGCCACCTCCTGAAGCCCCTCAAGGTGTTCCTGCACCACAAGGTGCTGAACAGCCTCCACAAGCTCCACAGAAGCCTATGGGAGGTGTACAGGATACTTCAGGTTCTGGCGGAGGTCAAATAGGTACAGGTACTGCTCCTTTACCAGGCGAACAAGGATTTACGGGTAATGTCGCTTAAGACACTAATAAATGATAAACCTGCATGGGATGCATTCTTAGAAGAGATGGATGTACTCATAGCTAAAGAACATAAAAGTATGGAAAGCATATCTGATACTGCAGAGATCTACAGACATCAGGGTGCTATACGTACACTTAGACAACTAAAATACATGAGGGATCGTATTAATGGCACTAAATGATGAAACAGAAGCAGTATTCAAATCTGTACGAGGTCAAGAGATAGATCCTGTATCAGGCAATGAAGTACCTCTAGGTTCAGAACCAGAAGAGGTTAGAGACGATATAGATGCTAAACTAAGTGAAGGTGAATATGTTGTTCCAGCAGATGTTGTTAAGTATTATGGTGTTAAGTTTTTTGAAGATCTACGTGCAGAAGCAAAGCAAGGCTTTATGCAAATGGAAGCTAATGGTCGTATAGGTGGAGAACCTGTTGTAGAAGAACTGCCTTTTGATGTTTCAGAACTACAGATGCAAGATGATCAAGAGCCTATGATGAATAAGGGTGGGTACATGACAGGATATGCAGATGGTGGTTCTGTAAATTCTGGCTTTGAAATACGAGAATATGAAGATGCAAATGGTAATATTATCTATATACAGTTTATGAATGGACAACAACTTACACAAGTACCTGATGGATATTCACCTAAAGGAGAAGCTACAGCAACTACTGCAACTACACCGCAGGTTGCTACAAGCACCTCTAGTAAAAGAAGAAATAAGAATAAACCTCCAATAGCTACTGCTGAATACGTAGATTGGATGGAAGCCCCTGTAGAAGACTTTGAAAAAGTTGTAGATACCCTTAAAGATCCTATAGGTAATACATTTACTACTGCTTTTGATATACTTACAACAGGTACGCCTTTAGGTTTTGTTAAAGGTTTAGGTATGAAATCTCAAAACAAACAAATGCTTAAAGGTATAGATGCTCAACTAAACAATCCTTTTATATCAGAAGATCAAAGAGATAGACTAGAAGCTGTTCAGGCTGAATTATGGGATGGTAAGTTACAGTCAGGTTTATTTAATAGGCTAGGCTTTAAAGATGGAGAACAAGGTAAGGGTTCAACTTTTGGTCTAGGAACAAGTATATATGAACGTATGGGTGTTATAGATCCTACTACGGGTCAGCCTTATATAAATACAAGCCGAACACCTGAAGAACAACAAGGTTTTTTAACTAGGTTTTTTAATCCTAAAAATATTGGAGGAAGGCAAAGAGGTAAACTTGTAGATACATCTGGTTCAGGTGCAGGTAAAATTAAGTTTACAGCAAATGAATTAGCGGCTTGGGAAAAGGTTTCTAATACATTAGCAGAAAGAGATCCTAAAGATAATACTAGAGTAAACTTCCAAGGTTCTGGAGGTAGAATCTACAATAAAAATCAATCTTTTGATGATGCACAAAGAGGTGAAAAGTATAAAATAGAAGGTACAAATGCTTACGCTTATAGAACCACTAAGAATAAACCTAAAGTTAAGCAGGTAAATATTACATCAAATAATAATAATAATATAGATGATAAGAACAAAGAAAAAATAAAATCAACTATAGTAAATAATAGTAACAAACCTGATTATAGCCCTGGTGCAATAAAAACATCCCCTATCCCTAGATCAAAAAATGGTAAAGAAACTTATAAGTCTAAAATGGATCGAGGAGGCGGTTTCTCTAAGGGTGGCTTAGCAAGTAAACCTAAAAAGAAATAAACAATAACGACAATACCATATAAATATAAGGATACTCGGCACTTGTGCTGACCCCAACATAAGGAACTAAATATGTCACAACTAACTGAAGAGACAATGCACTCGTATACACATAAGCGTAACGAGGCTAAGATTAAAGAAGCTGAAGCAGAGCTAGAAGCACTACTAAAAGGTGATGTAGCTGAAGAGGCTAGTGATGAAACCCCTGAAGAAGAACCCAATGGCGAAGGATCTGAGACAACCGAAGTATCGGATGCAGGTGATACCAAACAAGAAGAAGCCAAAGAGGAAACCAAAGCATCGGAAGATGATGCAGAGTTAAGTGCTGAAGAGAAGAGCTTCAAGAAACGCTATGGTGATATACAAAGACACATGGCTGAAACAGAGAAGAAGCAAGCAGCACAGATAAAACGCTTAGAAGATCAACTAGAAAAAGCAGCAAAGAATGAGCTTGTACTACCAAAGTCTAAAGAAGAGATAGACGCATGGTCAAGTAAGCATCCAGATGTAGCAGGTATAGTTGAAGCAATAGCTGAACAAAAAGCTAATGAAAGAGCAATAGAGCTAGATGAAAGACTACAAGAGATTGAAGAGTTACGCTCTACAGCTAAAAGAGAAAAAGCTGAAGCACAACTTGTAGCCATACATCCTGACTTTGAAGCTATAAGAGCAGACGATGAGTTTCATGCTTGGGTAGATACTCAACCTAAAGTTTATCAGGATGCTTTGTATGAAAACTCTGAAGACGTTAAGTCTGTAGCCCGTGTTATAGATATGTATAAACTAGACAAGGGTATCAAAACTAAGAAGCCCAGCGCAGACAAAGGCGCAGCATCTTCAGTTAAAACTCGTGGACGTACTGTAGTAGATGCAGAAGAGTCTAGCAAAACGTTAAGCGAGTCAATGATTAACAAGATGTCCCTCAAAGAGTATGAGGAACGTCAAGACGAAATCATGAGTGCAATGCGCTCTGGTAAGTTTATCTACGATATGTCCTAATAAACACTTGACACTAAGGCATTAATAGATAAAACTATAGTATGTGCAGTGCTAGGTATCAACTACCTGCACATGCTTTAACTTTAAGCACTAACCACTAATAGAACTACCCGATAAAGTATAGACCCTTTACTGCTTGACCGCAAATCTAGCAATAGAGATACTCTAGAAAAGTATTGGCCTCTTGTGTGGATATGATGTTTTACTTCCCCCAACTGTCATATCTATAGGAGAAATTATTATGGCATTTACAAAGGCATCAGGTTACACCAACCTGAATAACGGAAACTTCTCATCTGAGATCTTTTCAAAACAAGCACAGTTAGCATTTAGAAAATCTGCTGTTGTTTCTGCAATCACAAACTCTGACTATTTTGGTGAGATTTCTGGACAAGGCGACTCAGTGCGCATTCTAAAAGAGCCAGACATCACTGTTAATTCTTTAGCTCGTGGTACTGCAGTATCAACACAAGATTTAGTTGACGCTGATTTCAAACTAACTATCGACAAAGCAAACTACTTTGCATTCAAATTGGATGACATTGAAGAAGCTCATTCACACGTAGACTTCATGCGTCTATCTACAGACCGTGCAGCATACAAAATGGCTGACTCAATGGACAATGA